CTCGCGTGCGTGATGTTGGTGGGTCGAGAAATCGACATGTCGAATTTACAGGAAAGCATGTATGCAATCCCATTTATAACAACGCCGATGTGTTTCGTGAGTTGAAGGGCAACAACCTGTTTGAGAGTTGTAATTTACCCGGTGAGTGTTGCCCCTTACGACATGAGATACCTGCTGCTATCATATCTCACGCTGATTATTATATGAGTCCAAAGCAATTAACACAAATTATCACTGGTCCTACTTTCATCATCAATCACTCATTTGATAAATCTGATTTGGGAGAGTGGATGGATGAAGATGGTAACATACATTATGAAGCACATGTTGAGAAGATTAATGGACATGTTACCATGCAGCCTGAAGGAGGGACACCGTACGTGCATCATGCTTATAATAACTGGTTGGAAGAGGGGACCTGCGTTTCTGAGTTTGGTGCTTTTGTCTATGTTAAGGTTGGAACGTACTTGGACACTCAAGTTATCTATTGTATCCCTGCTGACGGTGTTTACCGAATGGATGACGTTAATAACTTGCAACGATCTGTCTCTGAGGAGTGTGCATATGTGACCAAAACCGAACCGGCTTACAATGTTGAGTTAAATGCTGGCAGTTATCAATTCACCCAATTAACGCCTAGTGGTGGTCGTATGGTCAATTCTACTTTTGCGATGAAGAAAAATGTAGTTGAGGAGATTGCCCTTATGATGAGTGACATGAAGAGAGATGACAAATATTATACCACCTTTAAGTCTTACCTGTTAGGTAGGGTTAAATCTTATTCATTGGAGGTTGATGATATAGCTGCAGCATTTGATTTCATTAGGAGCCGTTCTGATTGGTTGGCATTGAATGTGTCTCATGCGTCCGTAATAGTTGGTGCACCATCTGACCTTGGGCTATTTCAGAGATTTTGGGTCAAGTTTGTACTGATGACCACCCATTCTTGGCCATGTTTTTCCAAACTTGGCCATTGGTTGATGGTCAAAGCTACTAAACGCATGCCTTGGGCTTTTAAAACTATTGCTCTGCCCACTTATGAGGTGTTTAGTAAGGCTGTGAGATCCCGTTTAGTTGGTCAAACTTCTAAGAAATTGTTGTTTGATAGGTTTCGTGTTAAGACCAGTGGCAATCTTACCCCCGCCGCTGGTCTCATTGCCAAGGGTACCGGCCAAAACAGTGGACAATGTAATAACAAGTCTGGAAACACGAGTACTAAACTTAATCCCAGCCCCCCACCCGTGGTTAACGTTGCGATTGCGAGCAAACCCAGTACATGTGTGCCAGTGCCTACCATCAATAGAAGACGATCTGAACCTATTGTGG